TTTGATCGAATCCCATATTCCACCGAGCGTGTCCTTAATGCTGTTCCAGATTCCAGTTGCAGTATCCTTGATTCCATTCCAGATACCGGAAAAGAAATTCGCAACAGGCGTGAATATAGCACTTGCGGTGTCACTTATCCAATCCCATGCGCTTTTTAATGCAAATTTAATTACTTCCCAAACCGTATAAATAACAGCTTGAATCGCGTACATAAACCGCAACCGATCGTTCCCTCGATAAATTTCAGAGGTCCTTCTATTACGTTATAAAATCTGCTCCCAGATATCAGCAAAGAAATCCTTAATGCCGTTCCAACACTCCCTGGATTTTTTCCGATATAGAGTCCCATAATCCAGACATCCAATCTTTAAATGCATTCCATTTTTCCGACAGCCAGTCTGTGATATCTCCCCAGTTTTTTTATTACTGCCACAACTGCTGCAACCACCGCAATAATTCCGGCAATAATTCCGGCTACTGGTAATAGCACTCCTGTCAAAAATGCCATTGCACCTCCAGCCGCTGCTATTCCACCAGCTAACAACCGCAAGAATCGGCAGTAATTGCGAAATTACAATTGCAATCCCACCGATTACGACTATAATAGTCTTGCTTGTTTCAGAAAGACCGCTAAACCACTTTGCAACTTTCTGAATTATAGGAACAAGTGTTTCAAGGATTGGGGCTACTGCTTCTGAAATCGCACCACCAAACTCAGCCATAGCCAACTTTGCGTTATTTAGCGCAACCGTTTCTTCGTCAATCGGATTTAAAGTATTTTCGAAAGTCGTTTCCACAGTTCCTTGACTGTCTGATGCAGCGCCTCCTAGGTCATTCAGGTTCAGAACGCCTCTCTGGATGGCATCTACCATCCTCACAGCACCTTTTGTTCCGAATACCTCAGCAGCAGCATTTAAGGCTTCCGTCTGGTTAGTCGCATTCAAAATTTTATCCTGCGTTTTCTGCCAATCCCGTCCACTGAGTGATTTACCGTCTTTTGCATAACCTACCGCAGCCTTTGATAAGCTACTTAATGCAGCAGATCCATCAACACCAGCTTGCTCAAATGCCCCCAGAAGCTTTACCGATCCAGAGAAACTCAATCCCAATTCCTGTAGCTGTGGTGCGCCTTCGATCGCTTTTTTGAATAGATCGTCTACAGATACGCCCGTGTCTTGCGCTGTTTTTGCGACATCATCAAGTACACTGTCTAGATCATCACTCGACATGTGGAATACGCTAATCGCCTGTTTTGCATTTTGCGTTGATGCTACCACATCGGATCCAGTAATTTCCGAAAACTTCAACATTTTTTCAGATGCATGTTGCAATTTTTCATCGGTGAACCCGAACTGCGTATTCATCTCTCCAATTACTTTTCCAATGTTTTCAAGGTTATCTATTGGAAGGGCTGGACGCAATGCTTTTATAGACATTATCCATTCCCTCAGCAAGTTTTCCTGTTGCACCTGTCGCTGTTATGATTGCATCAGATCCGGCATCTACCTCATTAAATGCTTCTTTTTGCATTGTCGCTAAACTCTTTTATCTTTTGCCCTGCATCTGCTATAATTTCAGCGGCTTGCATCATGTTTCCTGCGACAATTCCTTTTCCAATTCCGTCAAGTGCTTCCTCTGCTTCATCTGAATTCTTCTTCATCTCGTTCAGGTCGTTGCTCACTTCATCAATACTCGCCCCGTCATCTACCTTATTCAGTGTAGCTTTCATCTTTGACAGGTCAGTTTCTGCCCCAAGCGCTTCTTTTCCTATTTTGTTGAGTGCAACAGTCAGATCGTCACTGTTTGCAGTTCCATTTTTTATAGCATTTGTCAGCCTTGTGCCGAGCACGTCCTGAAAATCATCCAGAGACTTTCCAGTTGCTTCGAACAGCGTCTGCAACTGCTTCGTACTTTCCTTCAGGGACTTCTGTTCAGTCTCCATCCGGCTAATCTGGCGTGGTGTAAGATTTTAAATCCTGTTCCGTTTTCGCAATTTCCCTCTGAAATTCTCGGTACTCTTCCGCTCCGATGTCACCAGATTTAAACTTCTTTTCTACTTCTCCCTGTGCCTGCTTTAAGGCTTCCAGCTTTTCCTTGGTATTTTCGACCTGTTTACTTAATAACTCCTGTTTCTGTGCAAGCAACTGCGTATTCTTCGGGTCAAATTTTAACAATTTATTTACAGAGCTTAATTCGCTACCAAGACTTTTTGATGTATCTTCCGCGGATTTCAAAGCTTTGCTGAGTGCCGTTGTATCCGCACCGAATTTTATTGTGATTCCTTTTATTTTGCTATTCGCCACTTTCTCACCTCTTTAAAAATTATCAAAATCTTCCTGTGTTGCTTTTCTCGCAGTAGGATTTTCATCCTTCTTTTGGTTGTCGATATACTCTTGTACGTAATCTAGACAGTCACCGATAGTCATTTCTTCCATATCTTCACTTGTCAGCCCAACTTGTCTGCAAACATAAAAAAAAAGATTCATTCGTAAACGGCTCTCCGCTAGATGAATCTTTATCATTTATTTTTTTTTACTTGTTGGCATGGTGTCTGTAAGCAGATCCTTTACTTCTCCCATGATTTCATTGAACGGGAATACTTCAAATCCATCTAGCCATTCCAATGGATCAGGAATCGTCCTGTCTGCCGTTTTCGCCATTGTCCAGATGATGTCGTAAAACACTTCCATGTCCATGTGGTCAAGCGAAGCAAAAGAAATGTCCTGTATTCCAAAATTCCTTTTCGTTCCTTTTCCAAACACTTTCGCTACTTTCATCAGGTCTGCAAAATAATCTCTTCCAAACTGCGCTTTATATCGTTTCGGCAATGCTGCCGTTGATTTTAATTTCACTTGTTTTTCGTCAATGTAAATTGTTTTTTCCATAACATCCTCCACTTTTTCTATTTTGGGCAGATCACTCCGCCCTTTATTTCGCTTTACCTACTTTTGCCTTTCCAATCTTCCCCCTGCCTACCAAGGCGAGGTCTTCAGGGGGTGCTATTCCCCCGATTTTTCATATACTGTTGTATACCAAGAGTTATATGTTGCTTCATCAACTCCTGCTGCTGTGGATGCTTTAACTAAGTTGTCTGTCGGTCTCGGACTTGCCACAAGCGAAAGTTCTGTTGTGTTCGGTTCTCCACTGTCTTTTGTTGTACTTCCGACAGATGGTCTGTTTACAGAGCAGTAATAAAAGAGGTGTCTAGTTGCCTTGGCATCTCCCTGAAATTCAAACATCAGTGCGATATTCGCTACCTGTGCGTCAGAGTTTTCGAGAATCACTCCTTTTTCTGTTTTTCTCCTCTTTTAACACTTCTGTCCGGAATTCTTCCGGTACTCTCGCAAGTGTAAGTGTACCATCGTATCCCTGATTATTTGCGTTGGTGTAATAATCAATATCATCTGCTTTAAACCGGATCAGGTCACCGCTCTTGTCGAATGTGATACTTACCGCTCCAGGTAATCTCTTGGGCGATCCGTATGTGATTTTTCCGCTTTCTCCTTCTGTAATAAACAGCGTAATAACAGTTTCTTAACCCGAATTCTACTTTGTTTTCTTTTCCTGCCATGTTCTTTACCTCCTATATTTCAATTTCATATGCTTTCAAATACATATTTTCAGATTCTAAAAAACTCTCGTACGATTCATACGGGAGTTCATTACTGTTTAATAGTTCCTTTACTTTTTTTCTCTAACTGCAAGTCTTTCTGATCTGTGTATACCTCGATCGTGACGGCGTATCCCTCGTAATACACGGTGTCATCCGCATAAAATCCGATATCCTCGTCCACATAGTATACGATGTACGGTAATTCTGGTACTTGACCGACTGCAAAAACAACGATACGCAATCGGAAGATCTAGCGTTTTTAACTTGTCTTTTAATTCTGGCAATGTCATTTCACAGCCTCCTTTCCAGTTCTTCGACATACTCTTTTATGCATTCCTGTTCCACTTCTTCGATATGCGGATATGCTCGTACTTCACCGATTTTTCTCCCACCACGTTTCAACTGGTGTCCTTTTTCCAGTAGATGGGTTAGGCGATATGTCGGTTTTTTATTATACACTGTTATTCCATCTCTCCCAGATTCCCTTGTCCATCCTTTTGCGTACCGTCCGCTGCTCTTTTGACTGTTTGCTTTCAACTTCTTCACAGCTTTTTCGGAAACGTTCATGGCAACATCCTGTGTGGTTTCTTTTACTTCTTCTGTGTATTCTTCCATCTGCCGCATGATTTCTCTGGCGAGTTTGTCAGCACTTATGCTTTCACTCATTTTTTCGATCCTTTCAGTACATGTCAATTCCAGCTCTTCCATGCTGATTGGATACGTCTTAATCACTTTCAGCTTCTTTCCGTGGAATCGGATATATCTCTGTCCTTCATATTCGTAAGGATGCACGATCAAATTTTTCTGAAATTTCCATATTGTTCTGTCCTGCAAGGTAGAATTCATTTCGGGGAACTTTTTCTTTACAACACCAGATCTCCTGTTCCGCTTCAATCGGTTACTTGCTGACCGATCTCATCCTCTTCATACCCATTGGAAGATATCAATATCACTTTCTCATCCCATGTTCGATTCATTTTGCACCGCCCTTAAATCATCAGATTGTTCAACCGAAACCTGATACTTCTAGGAATCACCCCATCTTTCTGGATGATTGTACTTCCACGTAGCCCAATCTAGCACAAGCAGGATGTGGTCATATCTCTCTTCCTTGATGCGAACGCCATATACATTTTCGCATTCATCGAGAATTCCATCTATGATCGCATAAAGGACGGAATCCCTACTATCTGTAGAGATTCCAAGTCTGTCTTTTAATAGTTGCAATACAATCGCTCTCTCATAAGCATACTCCTTATGAATTCGCCATGATCCCCTGTTTTTTTCATTTCCGCAAGAATTGCATTGATTTTATTTTTCAGGTCAGCTGTTGTTTCTGTAGACAAATCTGCGATCAAAGCCATCTGTTTCACACCGCCCAGCGTTGTTTTGTTCGCCGCTGGAAGAGTGTAGCTTGGTCCTGCTGGTCCAACCTGCCTCATTTCTTCACGCCCTGCTCTAACTTATTCAGTTTCTCTGCTGTAATAACGTCGCCGTCCATTCCATGTAGTTGGTGTATATGCCATTTTGAATACCTCCATTATACTATTTTGCTTTACCTACTTTTGCCTTTCCGGACTTTCCCTCTGCCAACTAAGGCTACATCGTCAGAGGGAATTATTCCCCCGGTGTGTATGTAATATAGAATCCAGCATTTGTATCTGTTTTCTTGACATCGTATCTTTACAATTCCAGCAAGCAGTTTTCCATAGATCTGATTGTCTACCCATTCAACGCTTGTCTGTTTGCGGTCGAAAAATGTGCAGAATGATTTCGGATCACCGACAAAACCTTTCAGTTCTCCATCTCCTGCGATCATATCATCGTCCAGAACGACTACCTCTCTGCCAAACAGCATTTTTTCCGCTTGAGGAAGTGATGGAATCCTGCAACAGATATCTTCCATTCTTGTCTTTCAGCTTGTCCAGCTCGGCATACAAGGAAGCTGAAATGATGAATTTCACAGGATACACTTTCTTGATTTCTTTGTTCACCAAGTCTTTCAGTCCATCCAGCCCTGTAACACTTTTCGCCGTTGCACTCTTTAATACAGTTGCCAATATCTGTATTTCTTGTATTTACGGGACTGGTCATTGATTTCATCTCGGATCAGACCCGTTACATCATAATCAGCATCATCGATTTGCCTCCTGAGAGATCGGGATATACCCTCTTCTTGTTGCAATACTGTAGTTGATTTCTGTGATTTTTGGTTTCGCAAGTTCTGGATTCTGCCTCTAATTCTGCAACCGTGTTCATTTTGCTTCCAGATTTTTCAATTACCGGGTATTTCCCAGACGCACTGTTGACACTTACATTTTTCACGTAGTTTTTCAGGTCTACAATATCCTCTGGTTTCTCCTGTGGAGCAAGAATTTCTACCGGGATCAAAAATACCTGCATCCGCTTCTTTAAATCCGCTCTCTCTTACCTGCCCTTTGGACTTCACAAATGCGTTAATTGCGCTTCTTGCCTCTTCGATTTCTTCACTTCTTTTACCCATATCCTTCTCCTTTTCACGTTTTTCTGGAGCTTTTTCATACTCCTTCATTTTTCCACGCAGCTCGCCAAGCTCTGTTTCAAGCTCACTTTTTCTTTTCTTCGTGCGCTTCTTTTTCCTCCGTAAACTTTGTGATAGCATCATCCACAGTAGAGCGCTCCTCTTCCGTGTTTGCTTCATTGATGGATGTCTCAAGTTCCTTTTCTCTTGTTTCAAAATCCGCATCTTTTCCACGAATTTCTTCCAGTTCCTTTTCTTTGTCTGCGATCTGTTTCGCAAGCATTAACTGTCTTAAAGCCATTACTTTTCTCCTTTCAATCTCTTTGTAGCGTTGCTTCGCCACTGTTCCATCTGTTTTTCTCGATACTGTTCCACCTGTGCATGTCTCGCCTGTACGCCCGTATCTTCATAAGCCGGGAATGTGCATACAGACACTTCGTGCAGATCAACTTCTCGTATTGTCCATTTCACAGTGCCGTCATCTCTCCAATCGGTTTCCTCCCGCAAAATATTGAATCCAAATGAGCATTGATCCACATCTCCACGTTTTACCCTCTCATACAGGTTTCATTGCGTCCGAATCGTTTTCATTGATATCAATTTCGCCCCATAGACCTCTTGTATCGGTTCTCAGACGTAAAGTTCCGACTTTTGTCCGTCCAAGTACAAGTGTGTCATCATGGTTTGTCAGAGCACGGATGTCGTTGCTCATGGTGTTCGAAAACGCTTCTGGTGCAATTTCTTCATAAGCCCCCGGCCATAACTCTGTTTCGGAATTAAAAACAGCGAAGTACCCGGAAATTGTTTTCTTTCCATCCTCCGCTTCCCGTGTTTCAAAATCCGCTTTCCATGATCTTGTCAGATTTTCTTTCTTTCGCTCTTCCACTTATTCATCACCTCCTCTTAGCTTCTTCTGCTCCCCGATCATCCCTTGCGGAATAAAGTTTTCAAGGATAATCAGATCGTTTCAATCCGTCTTTCGGAGAGTCACCAATCAAGTTCAATACATCGTTTCCTGTATAGATTCCTCGTATATATAGGTTCATCCCAATTTCTGCAAGCTCCTTGGTGTCGTAAGCCATCAAGCTCTTTGAGTTGCATTTAAAGTACCAATGTGGACTCTGAATCAAGCCTTTCGTAAGCGTCTGTTGGAATACGTCCGCAATTGATTTAACTCTCGTTCTGACAAAATTGTTGTATTCGTCCTTATTAAAGTTTCCGACTCCCAGAAAAAATGGCGGCACGTCCAACAGGGATGCGACCGTCCTCTTGTCAATCTCCACCGATTCATTAATTGCGATATCCTTCAAAGATAGCGGCTTAACCTCGGATACTTCCAAGAGTTCTGCCGGTATTACCCAAGGCTCTCCCGGCTTCGATTCTTTCAAATATTTCTCTCTTATCTGTTTTCTTCCTGCTTCGTTTGCAAGTTCTTTCCGTGGCTGCGTCTACCTTTACAATGATGTTCGGCATATACTGACCGCTCATAAAAGATTTCTTAGTCGCATTCGCCTGTTTCAAATTTGATGCGATATCCTTTAAAGCAAGCCTGTAGCCTGTTCCTTTCCATGGATATTCCGGGTTTGGGTTAATCGCAAAGTGTAATACTTCGCTCGGATCGTATTCTTCACTGCCGTAGATTATCTTGTACCCTGTCGGTGTCTCTTCAAAACTTGTCATGGATGGCTTTAACGGGATTAGCTCATCGATATATCCATCCCTCATCACAGGCAGGACGACTGCATTTCCATCGCCCGGCAAGAGCATTGAGTAAACAATGTTGTAAACCCACGCTTTTCTCGTCATCAGCGAATACGGATTAATGTCAATTTTCCGTGATAGCTCATTTTTGATCCGGATGTCTCCATTCGGACCATTCTCCATTAGGTGGATTGTCATTCCCGAAACCAGATCAGCAATTTTCTGACATGCCGCCCGAATTTCTGGATTCTGTGCCAGCGTTGTATACCCTGACGGCAATAAAAAATCAGAGAACGTAGCTCCCTGATACACAAATACTTTATTCTGTGGTTCTGATCTGATACTCTTCTGCTTCTTTTTCTTCGCCATCTTATTCTCCTACTCTCTCTTTAACCATTTATTTGCTACATTTCCAAGCGCCATGTCCGCCAACATCTGGCAACACGAAAAGACTCCTGCATCGAATAAGTCAATTCGTCTTACGCCTCCGTCCCCGTCTACTTTTTCGTACTGGATCATGTCATCCACTTTTTCAATTGCCCTTACGTTCTGCACGCAATATTCAAAAGCGTCCGAATGTAGATAGTAAAATTTCTTATTCTTCACTTTCACTTCGATATGCCGGAATCCCTCAGACTTCACGTAAAAATACTGCGGCTGATCCTGTATCCGGAATCCAGATTTTTTCATTTTTAAGAAAAACTCTCGTCCAAACTTCTTGTCGAATCCAACAATCTTTATCTTAAATCCCATCTTTTTTATGGAGATGAACCAATTCACAATGTCATCTGGAAGTACCGTGGCTGTATTACTCATCGTCAGCCATCCATCCTCTTCCCAACCAAATAGTGGTATTCCATCCTCGTCACCTTTTTTAATTGCTGCTGCTCTCGGAAAGAAAGCGTGTGTGATGCAGATGTCGACATCTTTGTATGTTCCGTAGATTGCTCCAGCAGTCAAATCATGAAGTTTTGATAAGTCAGCGCCGCCATACCATGTGATCGGCAGTTTTGCCAGCTCTTCCAACGACCAGTTATATTCATCGTCAGATGATCTGAATTCGTTGATATCAAAATAAGCATTTAAAGCATTCGTAAAGATGTTCAGTGTTTTGTTTAAATACTCTGCTCTCAGCTGCGGCTCATTCATTGCCTGCGCTGCATCATCCATAAGGTCTTCTATTGTAACAGTGACTCCGATTGACGGCGTGCACATCTGCAATACTTCCGGATCATCCAATGTCGTGATCTCGCCTTTGCTGTTTAAAACATTGCCTTCTTTGTCCTGATCTGCTTTGCAAATAAAAATAAAATAGGAGTCATACGCCTTTTCTGTATTTGTTCCATCCAAAACTCCATGTAACGTATTTAACCTATTTGCTAAAAAACCATCTGGAATATCACCAGCCGTAGAAATACCAATCAAAAGCTTGTTCCGATACGCTTTCATAGCATTTTTCATCAGTATATATTTCTTTGCCGCTGCTCTCTTCCAGGAATGCAGCTCGTCAAGAATCAGGCAGTTACAGTTCAGAGAGTCCAATTTGTCCTCTTGGTTGGCAATCGCATACATTTCTGCGGTACCATCTCCGAAATCAATACTAATGGAATGCTCTTGGTTATTGTTTCGGATTCTTAGCTTATCAACATCTCCACGCAAGGCTTCAACGTTATCCACCAAAAATCCAAAACTTTCCATGGTCTGCTTTACAGAGTTCGCAACGATGTATGTCTTCGCACCAGATCCTCTGTCCAGAATGCTTTTCGCCTCAGCAAGCGCAGCACTAAAGGATGTTTTTCCCTGCTTTCTCGGTAAAAAAATAAGCGCTTCGTTAAAACGCCTAATATCTGTTCCTTTTCGAAAGAATCCAAACAAATTTACACACACAAATTTCTGCCAGTCCGTCAACAGCATCGGAGTTCCTTTAAAACTGACTCCATTCTTATCTTCTCCTTGTACATGGTGAATGGTTTCCTCGATCAAATCAATCACAAAATCAAATTGGTTGCTGCGAAAATCTAAATCATCACGCTCTAGGTCTGCGAGAAATCTCTTGCATGCAAGCACTCTATCTATGTTCACCAAGACTTTCTTATTTACGATATCCTCCGCATAACGAACAGCCGTATCGAAATGTGGACTGTTAATATGAGATAAGTCCATTTACTTTCCCTGCTGTTTCTCCAGTAATAACGCAAATGCAGATTTCTCTTTTTTCGGCTGTTCAATCTCCGCATTGTACGTTTTTGCATTTAGCATCAGTCTGTCAGAATATGTCCCGATATCTTTTCGGAGGTTTTCAAGACTCACGAGAATAGGGCTTTTTTTACCCCCGCTTTTCTCCGTGTCCAGAATCACTTCATATCCTGACTCTTCGAATTGTTTGCTCAGCACATTGTACTGGTAAATCATATCCGCATAGATCTCAATCACCTGTTTATACTGTACTTTATAGGTTCCCAGTTCTTTCATGTACTTGACTGTCCTGTCAATAATCGTCTGCCTTTGTGGTATGTATCTTGCCATCTATTCTCACCTCCTTATCTGCTGGAAAATTTATTTTTACAGATCCGCGCTATTGGAAATAGTCCTCTCTCCCGATTCTCCTGAGACATTTTTAATTCTCAAAAGGGAGGGGGGATACCTCAATCTCTTCCATTTTCATTTCCATTCCAACTTTATCTTTGAACCATTCGACCATGCTCTTTGCTGTTTCTTTATTCATCGTGATTATTTTCATTTCTATTTCTTCGGTTTTGAATGCTTTATCTACATCTATGCTGTAGCTTGCAAATATGTCATCATCATGTACGTCTACGCACGCTTGCCCTATCTTATCTAACGTATTCATAACTTCGTATTCACAATCGCTTGCTTTCCCTCTCCACTTCACTGTATACATCTTGATTTTCTCCACGTTTCAAACTCCCTTCTTCTTTTCCTCTGCCAGTACAATCCAGCAGCTGTGACCTTGTCTGTCTTCCTGTCGTGCATCCTGTCATGTTGTGCAGTGGACATGCTGATAAGATTCCAATCCACAAGCGCAAGCTCTGGATATTCTTCCAGAGGATAGATATGGTGCACTGTCGTTGCTTCTGCATACTTGCCATACCTCTTAGACTCTTGACATTGGTATGCGTCACGCCTCAGAATGTGTTCTCTTTTCTTTTTCCACTTTCGGCTTTCGTAAAACTTTCCCATGCTTCTTCCCTTCTATCAGCTTCCCGCAGTTCTTGCATCTCCACATGTGCTCTGTGATAAAGCTACCATCATTCTGTCTTACAAGATTTGTGCTGACATACTCTGTCTTGTCGTGCTTGCATAACATTCTTTTAACAATTCCCATGCTCTTCTCCTTTTCTGTACATAATAAAAGCACCCATCTCTGGATGCTAAGAATTTAGGACTACTGCTTGAAAGAATTACAAATGCCAACAAAAAACCAAAATAACCAAGTACACAATCAAAAATATATAAGCAAAGGATGAAACTTTGCAGTAGTCCACAATCCGGACAACGGGAATCGAACCCGTGACACACAGCTTATAAGGCTGCTGCTCTAACCGACTGAGCTATGTCCGATCAGGATGCCTTTTATTGACACCCTTTACCCTATCCGCACTCGGGCGCTGACACTAAATATAGATTGCTGAATCTATTTGTTTGTTTTGCAGATCTGCGGATATCTGCGTTTTGTGATATCACTCCGTAGCACTTCCACGGCATTCCGGATTTTTAATATTTACCGTGATATGCTACTAAACCGTGTACAGGAGTCGAACCTGTCTGCCCTACATTTGCCACGGCATAAAAACACCGCCAGGCGAGAAAGGGTAAAAGTCCGGCGGTGCCTTGAATGTAATTGGAAAGAAAGTTAATTGCTAGAGCTTAACTTTTAACTCCATGTTATACTATATATTATTTAAAACGGACAATGTGGACAAAACGGACAAACTTTTATTTTTCTTTCATCCACCTCTGAAATTCTTTTCTTGCGCTTTCCCCTGTGCAATTCCCTTTCATCTTCGCAGCTACTTCATCCCATGTCAGTCCTTGCATCACCTTGAACCGGATAATCCTCTGTATCCTTACCGGAGCTTTATTGATTACTCGCTCTACTTTTACTTTAATCCGCTTTGCGTTCAGCTTTCGTTCTTCCAACAACCGTTCCTCTTCGTCTATGTTCACTGCGCTCTCTATACATCCAGAGATATTAAAGCTCTGTGGCTGGTACGGAAACTCTGGATTGCTGCCTGTCACTTTATCCTGCACAAACGTCTTTCTTCTGTGCCGTCTGATATCTTCCTCTGTCTCTTTCACAAGTGCTTTCGCATCCATGTACTCATAGATTATATTCTTATCCACCTCAATCACCTCCCGGAATTGGCTTTTTGATGTTGTACTTGCTTGCTATGTATTCTAGAGTGTCCGTATTTGTTCTGTCAGCCTTTTTAAAATCACAGGCAAAGGCTTTATGCTCCTGTTGCTTCAAAGCTGTCTCGCAGGGCTTTTTCGTTGCCATATCATGTGCATCTATCTTTCGGATGACTCCTGCCGTTTCCTTTCTACGTTTCATGGTATCTCTTGTCATTCCTGCATCACCTCACTATCTTTCGCACGATCCAATCCACAAATACAACAAATAGTACAAACGGAAAAAGTAAAGCCATTAAATAATCCTCAAGTTCCAGTTTTGCATCCTCATAAACTCCACTTATCAGTGCTACCATAGTCCCCAGCCCCAATATGTAGTACAGGGCTAGGAATGCGATTGTGTTTATAATGTCCATGTTATTTCTCCTTGTATGGTTCCGGAAGTGGCTGCCATGCGGTTACATATTTAGTCCAATAATATTTTTCAATATCTTTTAATCCATTAGCTTCATATCTGATATTATCTACAAATTCTTTTATTTCTGGATAATAGTATAGGTCTCTAACTATATCATCGTTCCAAATTTCTTTATTAGAACATGTACATTGATACCACCCTTTTCCTTCCGGCAGCTTCTCTTCTACCGGAATCCAACCGTCATTATTATCCGCAACATCGTCCATATGGGAACGGATGATTTCTTTTATCCATCCAACACTTACATAATCATCACACATTCCAAAAGATTCAAACTCTATTGTGTGATCTTTTATCTCTTCCAAAATCTTCTCCAGTACGTTCATTTATTCCACCTCCAAAATATTTTCATTCTTTGAAATCGGTTGAGAATTATATGCAACTATCACTTCCCTTTGATATGAAAAACGACTACCACAGCAAGGACATTCGTAATCATCATCACTATCATCCATTTCGAATCCTTCTGTTTGTTCAAGACAATAAGGACATACAATTTCATTTGTTCCTACCTGTTCTTTCGGATTATCAGGAAATTCTATGATATTAAGTTTATTCACAACAGCATATCTACTTCTCGCTGCCACCATACAAACACTATATAATTTACAATCAATCCTTAAAATATCTCCAATATATACATTCTCTTTTGTTTCGGCGAGCGGTTGAGCTGTAGGTTTTACTTCGAAGAATCCCGTTAATTCTGATTTATCATATATCTTCATCACTCCACCTCCAACATTTCAAAATATTTTTCCAAATGCTCTTCTGAAATTTGGAATAATAATTTACTTTTCCATCACTTCCTCAAACATTTTTTTGGGGAGTATCTTATGACAGTTGATACATTGTTTTCTACGCCCCGCATAGTCTGTCATATCTTCTGTTCCTCCGATCGGTTCACCGTCAAAATTAAACAATAAAGCTCTATGTACTCTTTCCAGCATATAATATCCTCTGTCGGAATCGCAAAATGGGCATTTCTTTAATTCTTCCATGTTACTCCTTTCGTGCGTTTATTCCGACCAATCAAGTAACTGACTGCAATCTACATTTGGACATCTTTTTAAAAATGTTGGATGCATATAATATCCATCTCCCAGAGACTCAGATAATTCAGTTCCACAAGAAGGACATCTGGCAGGACTCCACTCTTTAACTTCCACTTTTTGGGGTAGCTGCTTTTCTAGTGCTTCGATTGCAGTTTCATAATATTCAGGAATATACTTAAATCCCATTCCTTCCATATCGAATAACATTATTTTAAAATATTTTATCGCTTCTCTAACTTTCTTCTCATCCATCTAATTTTCCTCCCGTTATTTCCAACCATAAACCACTCTATCCATCTTTTTCGTAGAGAAAATCTGTCTCTATACAGCAGGATGCCAACTCATTCATTGTCCTCACGCAATCCTCTGCATCAGCGCATTTGATCGTGTCGCCTTTTCGCAAGCGCGTTTCTTTCACTTTTGGCATTAGTCATTCCTCCGTATCGTCATTTTATCTCCAATTGCTCTTACAACATTTACCGTAACTCCGTTTCCAGCCTGTTTGTAAAGTTGACTGTCTGAATTTACAAATTTAGCCTTCTCAAAATAATCATCCGTCCACCCTTGCAACCGAAAACACTCTTTCGGCGTTAGTTTCCTGATTGCTATGTAACATTGGTATTTTTCATACCAAATAGCATACACTGTTAATTCATTTTCCACCTTAACAAAAATACCTTGGTTACAGCTTGTATCTAGCGTATTTGCTAATTGTTTCCCGACTCTTCCTCTTCTTGTCTTGCTATCAGGAATAGAAAGATTAATGCTGTCACCTTCATGTGCTACATCGTATCCTTGCTTTGTAGCTTCTTTTACATTGATTGCTATTCCGTGTCTATCTTGAGAAGTTAATGTAAACATCGGATCTCCATTTTCTTTGAATCTTCGTCCGTTCTGTCGCTTCTCTGCTCTAACTGGCGTGAGAACAGGAATTACGACACCAGAAGCTTCTCCCGATCTATTACATACACCTTTATTGTATCTTGCTTGTATTGTTCTGGCGCTATCTGTTGTTTTTAAACCTGCCTTATAGTTCATGTCGCAAAAACAAGGAATTCCAACATGGTGTTCTCTTCCTCCACCTTGTCCCGTATCGAGGGTTTCTGTTATTCCACCTGGAGAAAAAGTCTGTGTATTTCTTCTGTATTCATCTCTATGATCGATTATTGAAACACTATTTTCTCCATCTGTTCCTGTGACAGGAAGTATTTTTTTTGGAACCATATCTTCTAAGATGTCCGATAGTGTAAATGCGCTCCCTGTTTTGTGGCACGAACCATTTACTGTTAATATTCTGCCATTCGATATCGTACCCGAGTCTGTCCATTTCAGAGAGGATTGATAGATAGTCGAGTCCTCGGTTGCTAGAAAGCATTCCCTTAACATTCTCATATATAATCCATTCAGGTCTGTCTTTTTCTTCTTGTTCTTCCAACAGTCTAAAAATTTCTTGTACAAGGCTTGATCTGTCTCCGTCCAATCCTGCTCTCTTTCCGGCAGCACTGAAATCTTGGCATGGCGCACCGAATGTCCAACAGTCTGCTTTGGGCAAGCTTCTGGCATCCACTGTTCTAATGTCACTTGAGTACCATTCTCCATTTCTGTATTCATCTTTCAAAATCTCCTTTTGTCTTTGTTTAATTGTTAGAGTATTTAAATATTCTCTTTGCTTATCTGTGATTAAATGCATTGATGTGTAGCTTGCAGTTGCGTACTTATCCCACTCACAAAATCCGACACACTCATGCCCGGCAAGCTCAAGCCCTCTTCTAAATCCGCCTATTCCGGCAAAAAAATCTATAAATTTCATTTTTCCTAAGAAGCCCGGTATACCCTTGCCCCGGCCGGAGGCTGGCTCCTTTCTATTTTTCTTTCTTCTTATCTCCCGGAACGATCAACATTCCTTTGATTCTCTCGTTTCCTCTTAACTTTCCGCAGACGTCCTCCCATTCAAAGACCTGCTCCTGCGTCCATCCTTTTACTACTCTGCGTTTCCGGATCCCAGTCTCATCCATGTAGCGGACGAGAAAATCCTTTGAGAACTGCACATCATTCTGTGTATCGTGTAAGACCCTGTGGATATGCTCATCCGTGCATCTAAGTTTCACCATTTCTTCGATCTGGAATCGGTACTTATCCAAAAAATGTGCTGGTCTACTCATTTCCCTCTCACCCTGTTCTTTCTCTTCCGCTTTGTGCTGCCGCGCGTAAACGCTGCCATGTTGCCCGGTTTAAATCCGGCAGACTGTTTCCTATAGACTCTAAAACCGTATCTTTTTCTGTTCATGTTTGCCTCCTAACTGAAACTTACTTCCGGTTCTTCTTCTGGATATATTTCTCCATCGTCTTCCGTCTTGTCGATAATGATTTTTGTTCCCGCTCTTTGCAATCTCATTAACAACATGTCAAATTCCCCAAGGTATCTCAACGACTTAATGTCTACACATCCCAAACTGTCAAGTGTATACTCTTTCTCAAAATCCCATTTCGATATCGGAATTTCCATATTCAACTTTTCATCGTGTTCGTTTTCGAAAATGATTACTGCCCTATGCAGGGAGCTCCAAGTAGATCTTTCACGCTCTTCTATTAGCATCTCGCAACTGACCGATTCGTAGTGTGGTCCATCGTCAAACTCCACTTCCAGACCAGTTGTACTGATCTTCTTTTCGCACATTGCAATCCATGCATCAAACAGATCAGTGACTTCCATTTCTTTTTCTTCCTGCTTGATTGATAATTCCTTAAAATTTTCCAGAATCTTTTTATTCTCGATACAAGCATCGGAATTTACGATTTCTGTAAGCACCGTATCCAACTTTGGAAGGTATTCCGAAAAATCATACTTCTCTATGTACGGCACCATAACTTCGTCTATTTTTTTCTTCAGTGCACTTTCTACTTTTCCCCATCTAAACGCTGATTCTATTGCCGATTCTATCGATTCCTTGAATTTATTTCTGAGGATTTCCTTTACTTCTTCCTCGGAAAGGCACTCCTGTGCCATTTTAAATAATTCTTCTTTCATTTTGCTCCTCCTTAATTTGACTTCAACAGCTGTTCTTCCAGAGAGTCCATGTCGTATCCTCTGCGTTCAAAGTTATTTAAGTTTCTGCTTACCGGCGGTTTTGATTGTTTTTTCTTCTTTTCCGATCCTTCCGGTTCATTATCAAATTTACCTTCTAAAATCTTTTTTAAGTTCTGCTCTTTTATGATCCAATTAAAATTTGCATTAAATTTATAATCCCCTTTACTTTCTTTGCCTTTCAGGAATTTGCTGTTCTCCGCTTTTATAAATGCGGTTCTGATCTGGCTAAAACTGAATTTCTTACAGGCCGCATCAATGTCTTCCTTCCTACTATCGGAAATCCGCTCAACTCTATCGAAACTCTTACAAATATCATTAAATGTGTCGGCGATCAGCTGATAGCTTATTTTGCTATCAGTCTTATCTCTTACTCTATCTCTTACTCTATCTCTATTCTCTAACTCTATCTCTATCTCTGTGTTACACTTCTGCACATTGTTGTTACACTCCGTTACATTCGTGTTACATTGTAACGCCTTATTTTTTCTTGATGCCCTGACACGCTCCGCTGATTCCGATTCCGAGCAGATTAAAGACTGTGTTTCCGTCATTAAAAATTCTGTTTCGGAACAGGGCTCAATAAGTCCTTGAGATAGCAGGTATTGTACAGTTACTTTTACATTGTCTGGATCCTCATCTATTGTCAGAGCAATTTCTTCTGAAAAACTCTCTTCAATTCCATCAAAAAACAGCTTTCCACCATTGCTTAAACTCAGCAGTTGCATTTTTAAATAGATAATGGTATAAGTATCGCCGCCAGCAATTTTCCGTAACTTTTTAATTTTGGGCTGTATAAAAAAATCTTTCTGTAGCTTAAGCCAGTAGTATCGTTTTGACATTAAATCACAGCCTTTCTGTATCTATCTGCATTCCAGACTGGTATTCGCGGTATATTTGCATCCAATCATCCAGCTCCATCGTAACAAGGATTTTATGATTGTTTTTCTTATGGAATACAGCAGGAAGCTTTCCTGTTCTATTCGCTGCGGCATCTCTCTTTGCTTGATCCATCCAGTCATAAAGTCGCATCTGCTCTTGATGTTTCGCTTCCACATGAATTAAAGGAAGACCAACCACGTCTGAAGCATCGCCTGTATTTCCGCAGTATTGCGCTGTTCTGCGCGCTTCTTTATATCCATAATCGCGGAAGATACCAGCTAATTCCCGTTCAAATCTTGCGCCTTTCTTTTTACTATTTACTGCCATTCCATTTCCTTTCTTTGTAGTGCAAAGGCAAGGCTCATCCTTTTCCTTGCCTTTGCACTACAAAAATCTCTCGCAATGTATGCATTCTCTTGTTTTCTTCATGCGATCGCCCTACATGAACGGAAGTTCTTCATCAACTCCATCAGGGACGTTTTGGAATCCATCGTGGTCCGGCTGTCCATATTGCGGAGCAGACTGTCCGCTGCTTCCATTGCTTTCGCAAAACTCAAATCCACTGACGATCATCTGCATTCCGTAATACTTCACACCGTCTTTTTCATAGTTGTTGTTCCTCATTTCTCCATCAATTAAGAGTTTCGTTCCCTTTCCAACATTGCACTTTTCGAATGTTTCCGCAATCTTTCCGAATGCTACGCACCGGAAAAAGTCGGTGCTTGGATCTCCGTCCCTCTTAAATCTGCGGTTTACGGCAAAATTAAAACTTGCTACTGCTTTCCAGTCATTTGTATATCTCATTTCTATATCTGCCGTCAGTCGTCCGCATAAAATAATTTTATTCATATCAATTCACCTCTTAATTTCCAAACAATGCCGCTGCTGCACTCTGTCCTCTTTCGGAAGATTCAGTTTTTTCTTCCTGCGACTGTTCCATGTCAATAATCTCCGCATTGCTATCGTTATCGACGTATGTTTTTGTTCCGTCATCGTTTATCACTGCCATATCTGCATCCATTGCCGACATCATATCGATAGACATGATTCCCCATTTAGAGATCAGCTGACGCAGCATAGTTTTATATGCCATTCCGTCAAAGTCCTTTTCCCAGAACGTGTATCCCTTTTTCGCCTGATATCCTTTGGAATACTTTAATGCATGGGCTTCCATTTTCTTTTTGCTCCAATAGATCGCCTTTTTAAACCCATTTGTATACTCAAACATTGCATAATATCCGATTGTTTCAGCCTGTTCTCTTGCTTCTTCATCCTCGATCAGATGTACCTCAATCTCTTCGTTCAGAGGATCAAACCTGACAAGCTCGCCCTCTTTAATCGCCAGTACGTTCAGTTTTTTGTACTGCCCGGAACGAATTGCGAGCTGGATATACCCTTTATATCCAAGCTGAAACTGCGCCACCTTACCTTTGTTTCCGTCATTAAACGGAACAAGGTAATACTGTCCCAACTGCGGAGACGGTGAAAGGTTCAGCGACTCACCCAGCAGCGCACCGGAAAGGATCGATTGATTTGTGCATTCCTGTAATGCTGCATTGTTATTTACAGCCGATACAATTGCAGAAATAAATCTCTGACCATTCTTCCCACCGATTACGTTGTTGATCTGGTTTTTCACTGCTTCCTGTGTTAAATATGCTTCGATTCCTGTGTTTTTTCTTGCTGTTAAGCTATTTCCTACTGCCATTTTTATATCCTCTCTTTCTTATAATGGTTTAAATTCAATATTTCTGCTATCAAAAAATTCCTTCAGTGCAAGTGCATCTGCTGTTGTCAGAAATGCTTTAAATGCAATCCAGACTGGAAGTTCTTTCACGCCTGACGGAGAAACGGCTTCATTTTGTTCTGCAACAGGAGGTTTCATGCATTCCTCAAAAGATTTTGCATCTGTAAATCCAATCTGTCCGGGAAGATCATCCTCTTTCTTCTGGAACTCTGCCTCATTTTTTGCTTCCTTCTCCGCTTTCAATCTTGCCTGCTCTGCTTCGTATTCTGCTTTTTTCTTCTGGATTTCTGCAAGTCGCTGCCCTTCACTTAACGCCCTGTTGATATCCAGAGTGGATTTATAGACTACTAATGCTTCAAAGCCAAATTTCGGCAATTTTGAAAGTGTATCCACATCTTTCTCCACGCTTGTGATAAATGCATTCATAACATCTTCGATGGACCTCATGGATGTTGTCTTATTTAACCATCTACTGTCAAAAATACGTTCCAAAGAAATTTCAAATGGTGTCGTTTTACTGTTCCAGAGTTCCTCGATTTGCTTTCGTTTTTCCTGCTTCTCGTACTCTTCAAATTCCTTAATTTGCTTATCAATAAGGTTAATAGGATCGTTAATAAGCTTAATTAAGGCGTTAATTTGAGTCTTAAATTCGTTAAATGGCTCTAAATAAGCCTTTTCCAGTCTTATTCTTTCGTCATTTAAGGCTTTTTTTAGCTTATTTAAGCTTGCTTTATCTGATTTAGCATCCTTAATTTGCTCTCCGGTGTACACTAAATTACTATGGTCCGCTACTATTTTCTGTATTTCTGACCTTAATTCTTCGTAATTAAATGTAATTTTCTCCGGCGTTTTCACTTCATTGACTCTTAATTCCATGTTTTATCTCCTTTATCTTCTTATTACATCCGGAAGAATAAGCGGAGGGCATTCATCTCGCTCCACGTATCCCCAGAATCGTTTTCCTTCTTTCATCAGGTATTCCATGTCTTCTTTCACATCTTTCCGTTCAAAATGGTAATGTTTTGTTTGAACGAATACCTCACCAGCATATTCACTTTTTAGCTGCGCTTTTAACTCGCAAAAATCAGCCTCAAGAACCGCCATATACAGCAAGCACTGGCAATAATAATGATCCGGGATCTGATGGTCCCATCTATTTCTCATATTTCTGTTTAAAATGTTCGTTGTCTTGCATTCCCAGATTCCAAGTCTCCCATCTCCATCAAAAAGCCAACCATCTACTGAAGCCTGCGCCCAGGGATATTTATCATTACGAAAGCTGTTGTTTTCTTCATATCTCACTTGGTATTCTGGAAAGTCCAGCCGGAAGAGTTCTCTTAATAATGGCTCTGCCTGTGTACCATATTTAATATAAGGAAGATTTGAAATGTCTTTTGCTTCCTTTCTTCCAGTTTTCAACTCCCACAACTCCACATTTGTCATGTACGGATTCTTCCCGATTACAGCGGCGATTTCAGAACCGCCGATTCCATTTTTTCTATTTTTAAGCCATTCTTCATGGTTGCTAAGTATTGTTTTTGTAATCATTTGACTTTTCCTCAAATTTTCTCTATACTTTAACTGGTTTAATTTCTTGAGTGCTCGAGGGCTGCCGCCCTGTGACAGCACTCTTTTTTAATACCCAACCACCAGATACCACGCAAGTAGCACCAGTACAAACCCGATCACCGCCGCTCCAGCTCTGATCCAGTAAGGCTTGTCCTCTTCTTCCGGCAGATCTACCGATACGGACCGGATATCCCAACTGTTTAAGGCGTTTGGGTGATGGGTGGTGTCGCAGCGGTATGTTCCTTTAATTTCCATGCTTGTCCTCCCTTATTTTTACGGATCTCTTTCCGCGCTCTTCCAATCTGACGCGATAGTTCGTTAGATACGAGATTGCGACTTGCTTCTGCTCCTCAGAATCACCGTCTATCTTTTCTACGGATTTCAGAGTCTGGATAAATTTCTCGATCTGATTTACTGTCAGTCTTTTCACATCGTCACTTCCTTTCCAATCTTTCTATCACTTCCTCCCGGCTCAGTCTGAAGAACTCAGCCACTTCGGAAATAGTAGCTTCATAGTGTTTCTTTACTGCCCCGGTCTTCCGCACGACTCCAAATGTCCAGATGTTGTGTCTCATGCGGTATCGTACTTCGTTCACGGAGCAACCGGTAATCTTTGCGATTTCCGCCGTTTTTAATGTTTCTTTTAATGCAATTGCGGTGTTCATTTTTATCACCTCACTTATGTATGCAGGTTGGATTGTCGTAATTTATTTCTGGTCTGCTCCAAATCTATCAGCCATCATTTTCACAGCATCCTCGACAAGCTTAATACTCATGTTGAACATCCTATCTACCTCGTTTTGAGTAACGCTCATGTATTCCCTTGTAATAATAATGCTTGTAACAACAGAAACCATGATCGAGCAGATAATGCTTGCTATTACAATCTCCATGTCAGTCCTCCAATTCTATAACCAGCGTGTCAATAAGGGTTCTTATTGTTTTCACAGGTTTTTCCAAAAATTTTGGGTCTTCTCCGGAAATGCTTCCAGGTTCATATATATTTACTGCCGTACCCATTTCTTTTTGATATACAACTTTCACGAGTACATCGTCGGCAATTAAATTTGCCAAGTCTGACAATCTCAATCCAGACAGTTTTTCAGCTTTAATACTGCCGGCTACAATACCTGGTGTCTTAATGATGCCGTCAAAAACCTGGACATCCATATTTACTGTAAGATCAGCGACGCAATCTTCCTCTTTCTGCTCTAATCTGTATGATTTCACGCAGTTGAGCTTCTTTCCGTCTAAAAATAATCCATTGTCGATTTTCACAGTGCTAAACATTGTGTTTTCCATCCTTATTTAAATTCTGACTGAAGTACTTCTATCTTCGGAATCAGTTCTTCCAGAGATTGACTTATCTCCTGATCAGTACTCCGAGAATCCATGTAATAGTCATGAATAGTTGAGTACTGTCTTGATATATTCACAACTGAAAATGAAGCAAAAATCACAAAGACAACAAATGTTACAAGCAGGCAGAGGGTCTTGCATTTTAAGCTCTCTACTTCTGTTTTAAGTTCTTCTACTTCTGTTTTTAACGAATTAAACTCAATTCGATCCATCCTCTGCGATTGAGCATTAAACATCTTTCCTGTACGTTTTTCTGCTTCTTGAACGGAATCCACTCCCGGTGTCCCCGGACTGCCACTCCAACACATTCTCTTCTTCCTCCTTTTCTTCTATGCAACTCCATACTTAATAGCCAGTTCTTTTACAATAGCCGTATATCCCTCAATCAGCTTCTTATCATCAGCGATCACATCCAGATAATTCAATTTGTCTCTTCTGGATTTGCAAACACCCTCATCTGCCATTCTTCTGCGCTTGTTTGTGAGTCTCTGTTTTACATTCACTCCCATGCGTTTTTCTAACAACTGATAAGATTCTGCCCTTACATCTTGGAAAGACTTGCTGTCTCCGCACTCCATACCGATTTTTCTCAAGATTCTTCCGGTATCTTCTCTCCATGATGTTGTATCGATTGCAACAACCTCACGGATGCTTTCGATCCGTTCTTCCACGTGCTCAAGCTTCTCTGCCTGACGCTTCTGCTCAATTTCCAAGTTAATCATGACCTGTAACTGCGGTGAGAGTTCTTGTGTGGCAAGAGATGCCGCTTTGTATTTCTTTTCTACACGAATGAAATATCTGCGTACTTGCTTTCCTTTTTCGTTCCGCTCAAGCATTGCCATTTCTTTGGCAGTATCCAGTTTGATTATGTGGTCTTTTTTAGTCTGACCGGAAGGTGTAGGAATTTCTACGCCTTGAAAATCTTCATTTTCAATAGCATCAATATCTGATAATCTGCGTTTCACCCATTCGCGGTAAACACTTGGTGCTCCCAGAACCTCATGCAGTTCTGAACCGTATACTACTTTTTCTCCTGTGCTTGTCTCGTATACTGGGACAAGTTCATTTTCAATTACTTTTAATTCGTTCATTGTTCGTCCTTTCTGTGCTATAATTTCTTTAACAAAGTGGTACTGGTTCGCTATTCATCGTTCTCTCATATAACACTTTATCCGTGTGGTAGAGTACTCTATTTGCTTCTCTGTAAGTTAGTTTTCTTTCAATGATGATTTTTGCGATTTCAAAAATAATGTCCTCATTGTCTAAATCCAGATCGCAATATAAATCTCTTACATATGGAATTTCGTAGTTATTTCTTTCAATGCGTTCTTTCTCTTGATTGCGTCTTTGCAATTCTCTTTCTGCGTTGTTCATTTACTTCTCCTTTCATCATCCTGCTTTCTTTGTTTCTTTCAAAAATGCAGATGCAGCCATCGAAATAATCCCATCGATCTTCCCTTGTGCTCTTTCTGGGAGTTTGTCCCAGTTCTCCGCAATCTTCTTAAAGTCCTCTAATCGCTTCTCTTCCTGCTTCTTCGTGATGTTTTCTGATGTTTCACTCATGTTTTCACCTCTTTCTTGTTGAATCTTTCTTGTCATTTGTTTCCTTATCTCCTATAATTTACCTACAGGCATCCGCCAATGCCGAGTATTTAAGAAAGGAAAATTCTATAATGGACGATTATTTAGGTAGTCTTAAATCTTTAATAACCCGTGGAATGTTTCGTGCGATTACTGCTCATAAAGAGATATTTCGTGATAATCCCAATATCTCTATTGCTTTAGCTTATTTGAATTCCGCTACATCGTATTTCACATCAGCAGAAGCGTTGTATTATTCCAATCCTGAAACATATGAAAACATTTTTCTTGCTGATGTTTTTCATTGTTTTAGTGTTTTTGAAAAGGAATTTCTTGATAATGTACGAACAAATCATTCCCATCAATGGACTGATATCGAATTCCAGCGTTTGCGCGATTCCTTTATGTCTTCACCGTTTAGATTTAAAGATGAAAAACTTTTTTCTTGATGAGGGGCTTTGCTCCTCATTCTTCTCTATAGCTTTTTTAATTTGGTAGACTTCTTCGCTTATTTCATGAAGTAAAGCTGTTTGATATTTAATTTCTTTTGCTATATACGATTCTGGATCTATGCTTGCTATATTCCTTTCATTTTCTTTTGCCTTTTCAGCTTCTTCTCTTTCTCGTTTAGCAAATTCTACTATTGCTTCGCGTATATTCATCTCTCTCACCTCGCTTTCGTTTGCTTGTTAAGCACATTATAACCATCTTTTTTGTGTTTGTCAATCATTTTTTTATTTTATTTTGTGCTTTACAAGCATTTATTTCTGTGATATACTATTTTTAACCGAAAGGGGTGATAAAAATGAATATTGGCGAAAGAATCCGACATCTTAGAAAGAATGAGTTGAAAATGACTCAAGACGATTTTGCTTCTAAAATAGATATATCTCGTTCTAATATAGGAAATATAGAGATCGGAAGAATAGCTGTGACAGAAAGAATTATTTCTTCTATATGTAGAGAATTCTCTGTCAGCGAAGAATGGTTGAGAAACGGAACAGGGGAACCGTTTATACAGGTTGCACCTTATGAGAAAGCATATAACCGATTTGGTTATATAATGGAGAACTCTTCTCCATCAAAAAAAGCAGCTCTTTCCGTATTATTAGAACTGCTTTACAGTGTTCCTGATGAACAATGGGATATGATCATGGAACAATATAATGAAATTAAAAAGGAAAGCTAAACTGCTTTCCCGAAAATCCCTCGAACTAATTGATAGAGTCTGGATAACTGCTTATCATCCATTCTCTCAATTAGTTCGTGTAAGATTTTTTTGATTTCTTTTGTGTCCATGGCATGTACCCTCCTAGTGTTCATATTAGAACGCACGTTCGAAATTCCTTGATTTAATATTACTACATTATGTAATTTGATTCAATACTTTTCCGAACAATCGTTCTGTTGTTTTATTGGGCTTACATGATGTTCTGTTAAGTAAGTAATTGGAATGATATAATCGCTACGGCGTTTATATAGAGTAAAGTGGTGTTAATGTACGAAAAGGAGGATAAAATGGATCTATTTAAAAAAGAGGAAAAAGGAAAAGAAATATTGAATGGTGGAAAAACAGTAAAGCTCCGATTGAAGTCAAACGGAAAGTATACTGTTGAAGTAGACGATATCGCCGTAAAAGTTACGCAACGTGGTTTTATGAATGCAGTAAATAGAGGTTTTTCTGGTACGAAAACTTTTCCTTTCAGCAACATTACCGCAATCCAATTCAAAGAGCCAGGATTTACAACCGGATATTTGCAATTTATATTATCTGGAAGTTTAGAGACTAAACGTGGCGTTTCCGGCGCAGTACGTGATGAAAATTCGATTTTATTTACAAAAAAAGAGTTGGCTTTAATGTCGGAGCTGAAAGAATATGTAGAATGGAAAATTTTAAATAAACATCAGGCAAATACAGTTAATAGTAACAATTCTGAAGCAGATGAAATTTTGAAATTCAAGTCACTTCTTGATCAGGGAATAATTACAAGAGATGAGTTTGAAATCAAGAAAAGACAAATACTTGGATTGTAAAATAAACCATCACGTTAAGTTTATCGCAACAATAAAATAAAAAACCGCCCCTGCGCCAACAGAGACGGTCTACGAGATATGTTAAAAAAGAAGGTGAACATATGAATGATTTTGACGATAAATTAAATGAAATACATGACCGAGTTCTCAATAAAGCCTTGACAGAAGAAGAGCAAAATAGTTATACAGAATCTTTGTTTGAGTCTATTAAACACATCAATAAATATGGTCAAGAGTTTTGGTATGCCAGAGAAATGCAAAATGCACTTAAATATAGCCAATGGCGCAGGTTTGAGGAAGTAATCGTTCGTGCGAAAACAGCCTGTGAAAACAGTGGAAATGCTGTATCTGAACATTTTGCCAATGTTGGCAAATCATCACCTATGCCTAATGGCGGCGAACGCATTATTGATGATTATAAACTTTCCCGCTACGCATGCTATTTGATTGTACAGAATGGTGATTCTAGAAAAAAAGTAATTGCACTTGGTCAAACCTACTTTGCAGTGAAAACCAGACAACAAGAGCTTATTGATAACTTTGATACTCTTAGTGACGATCAGAAGCGTCTTGCAATCCGGTACGAAATGGCTGAACATAATAAAATGTTAGTGGACGCTGCCAAGAATTCCGGTGTCGAAAGTTCTCTGGATTATGCTATCTTTCAGAATCATGGATATCAAGGTCTATATGGTGGTATGACTGCCAAAGATATTCATCAACATAAAGGACTCAAAAATAGCGAAAAAATCTTAGATCATATGGGATACGAGGAATTAGCCGCTAACCTTTTCCGCGCTACTCAGACTGAAGCAAAATTACGTCGTGAAAAGATTCAAGGAAAATCCGCTGCGAATCAAACTCACTATAATGTTGGAAAGGAAATACGTGATACCATTTCTCGCTTAGGAGGTACTATGCCTGAAGATTTACCTACTCCGGCAAAAAGTATTAAACAAATAGAACGAGAACAGAAAAAATTATCCGAAAAATAATAAAACCGCCCCAGTGCTACCAACACTGAGACGGTCTACATATCCGAAGATATGCGATTGAAATCCAAGAATATTGTATCATCTTCGGAAACAGCTTGCAAGCGGAACGTTTGTTTTGCGCTGGCTGTTATTTTTATACCTAAATTTAAAGGAGATGATTATATGGCCAAAAGAAAAAAGCATCCTCGTTTGCCCAATGGTTACGGTCAGATACGCTTTCTCGGCAAAGGGCGCCGCAATCCTTACGGCGTTTACCCGCCAGCTAAAGAAGAATACGAAAACGGGCAAATGAAGCCACAGAAAGCAATATGCTATGTTTCTGACTGGATGATCGGCTTTGCAGTACTGACAGCATACAAAGCCGGCACCTATACTCCCGGCATGGAAAATGATATCCAGGTGGATGACAAAAAGAATGCGGAGGATTTTATCCAGTCTCTGCTTGCAAATTATAATCAGGTGCAAGGAATTAAAGCAAAGGAAGAGCCACAATTAACATTTGCGGAAGTATACCGGAAATTCAATGTTAAAAAGTTTGGGCATGAATACGATGCGAAAAAAGTAAAACGTACCAGCTTAGAATATACGCTACGCGCAGGATTCAAGAACTCTGCTGCCCTACACAACAGAATTTTCGCAGAGCTTGTTACAGACGATCTACAGGAAGTAATGGACGCTTGTCCACTCAGACACGCCAGCATAGAACACATCCAAAATCTATACTATCACATGTACAAGTATGCTATGGCAAACAATTTATGTACAAAAGATTATTCGTCTTATGTCGAAATCACACAGGATGACGATGACGAGCATGGCATTCCATTTACTGATGAAGATTTGAAGAAATTGTGGGAAACAAAAGAAAATGAAGTGTCCGAGATGATTCTGATCATGTGCTACTCCGGCTTTCGAATCTCTGAATATAAGACTTTAGAAGTCCATTTGAAAGAACGTTATTTTTTCGGCGGTGTCAAAACGGATGCTGGGAAAAACAGAACCGTTCCTATTTATTCAGGTATTTTAAATCTTGTAAAGCACAGGATAAAAGTACATGGTTCTATCCTGCCTGATAGAATCGATATATTCCGGGATAAGATGTATGCGCAACTGTCCGCACTTGGAATTGAAAAGCATACTCCACATGATTGCAGGCACACATTTTCGAAATTATGTGAAAAATATAAAGTCATGGAGAATGATCGAAAAAGAATGCTGGGACATAAGATAGGTGATATTACAAATGACACCTATGGTCACCGAACACTGGAAGATTTAAGAAATGAGATTGAAAAGATAGAAATCGATTTGTTGTAAGTGTGTTGTAAACGGTTAGCTTATTCTACTTGAAATCAATTCTTTTCCGATTGCATTTTATAGACGAAAAAGCCCGTGGTTGACACGTTTTTTGAAGTCTTTGCGTCAACCGTGAGAATCTTTGAAAATCAATAAATCTTAAGATTGCTTAAGAAAAATAGTATTTTTTTTAAATTCGCTATAATGTACACAGATCAAACAACTTAAAAATGGAAAAGAAAGGGACGACAAAT